TGTTGACAGAATTGTAACGGTCGGGTACGATTAACTCTGCGCGCCTGCGTAGCTCAGCTGGTAGAGCAGCCGCCTTGTAAGCGGCAGGTCGGGAGTTCAAATCTGTCCGCAGGCTCCATAAAAGGACTCCGTTACGGATACAATCGTAGCGGAGTATTTTTTTGCTCGAAAACACCTGATATTCAAGGCTTTTTCTTAATCAGAGAAAATAACGAAACGGTGCAAAGCGGCAGCTTGGAGCTTGGGATTTTGTTCTTTTCTGCTTGTGCCGATTTTTCGTATACTAGCGGTACGAAACACATTTGTTTCGAGTGGTTTGTTTGAATTTACTCGACGATGGGTGCAAAAATAAAATCATGGGTGCAAATCTTGAGAGCATGGGTGCATTTTTGGAAAAGAGGGTGCAAACAGCAAAAAACTGCCGAACATATTTTGTTGCGACAGTTCCTTGAATCAAGGTAATTCAAACACATTAGCATATCAAGATCGTGATCTCCTTACCGCTCCTCAGATGAAATATTAACGCTTTCTCATCATCACTGGGCACTGTCACATAATCTACAAGGCTGATCCAGAGATTTTCGTTAAAGGCTATGTCATTTTCTTCGAGTTTGCTCAGTTTTTCAATAAAACAGATGCAGTTGAAGCGGCGTTTATCCTTATCGGATATACGCTCTTTCAGTTTTTCTAACTTTACTGATTTTTGCTCGTAGTCTTGCAAAGTATTTTCATAGCTTGCTCGCTCTGCTTCTGTATCCTCGGCATGTCGTCCCATGATGCGGAGGCGTTCGCTGAGTTCACGGTAGGCATCGTCAAGTTCTGCTCCCAACTCCGCAGCACGCATATTATCCTTTGTTGTATCCAGTACCTTGCAAATCACCGAATCGCAGACTTTCAGGACATCGCCTTTCTGGCTGAAAAGTTTGTTCAGCAGTTTAACGAAGGCATCCTTAATTTCATCTTCATAAAAGTGTGGTGTGGTGCAGGGTTCTTTTCCCGCATACTTCTTGCCGCACTGCCAAATGTAGCGTTTGTATTTGGAGTTAGAATGCCAGACTTTTCTTGTAAACGGCTCGCCACAGCAGCCACAGAGAATCCTCCCGGAGAAGAAGTTTTGCGAAGAACCATTGACCTTATATTTCTTCCTGCGTTCGATTTCCACCTGTACCATGTCGAAGATCTCGTCGCTGACGATGCTTTCATGACTACCCGTCACATAGTACTGTGGCACTTCGCCTTCGTTTTCTTTTTGCTTCTTCGTCAGAAAATCGACGGTGAAGCGTTTCTGTAAAAGGGCATCGCCTTTATATTTTTCGTTTTGCAGGATGCTCTTGATCGTCGAACTGCTCCAGGTTTCTTTGCCTCCCGGCGACAAGATACCGTCACAACCGAGTCCCTTGGCAATTCCTGTATATGTCATGCCAAGCAGGAACTCCTGATAAATTCTCCTGACGATTTCTGCTTCCTCGGGCACAACTTCGGGTCTTCCATCAGTACCTTTCTTGTAACCTAAAAATTGCTTATAAGGCATCGAGACCTTGCCATCTGCAAAGCGCTTTCTTTGTCCCCACGTTACGTTTTCTGAAATGGAGCGGCTTTCTTCCTGAGCAAGGCTCGACATGATTGTGATGAGAAGCTCACCTTTACTATCCATTGTCCAGATGTTTTCTTTTTCAAAATAGACCTCAACGCCTTTATCTTTTAGCTTCCTTACGGTGGTCAGCGTATCAACTGTATTTCTGGCAAAGCGAGATACGGACTTAGTCAGAATGAGGTCAATCTTGCCTGATAGGGCATCTTTGATCATGGTCTGAAAGCCTTCTCTTTTTTTCATCATCAATCCGGAGATGCCCTCGTCGGTATAGACCTTCACGAAAGTCCACTCGGGGTTTTTCTTGATATGCTCGGTGTAGTAGCTAATTTGTGCTCCATAACTGTTTAGTTGCTCGTCCATATCGGTTGAAACACGAGCATAAGCTGCAACTCGCTTCTTTGGTAAAACCTCGGCTGAGCCAATGATAGTATCGGGGCGTGTTTTGGCCGGAATGACTGTTATTTTCTTACTTGCCATGTTTTGCCCTCTCTCTATTCTTGCGACTGACCTCCGCTCTCATTTTTGGTGTCCATGACTCTGAGCGTGAACGGTCCTTCCACGTTTTATGAATCTCGTTTCCGTCTTTCAAAAGGAAGGTCAGTTCGTTGTCTCCTGTTATTTTGATCCGCTCTACGCATTCTCTAAAGGTATTTGTATCGAATTCAGGTGTTTCGAGGACATCACAGCAAAGTGCCTCGAGGGTTACTTCGGGGATGCCTTTCATGGAACAATGGCCACCGTATGAGCCAAGATTTCTGCCACAGCGCCAAAACACCCGAACAGGTGATTTCTTACGCTGGAACTTCGCTCCACAGGCACAGTAGATCATGCCCGTGAATGGTTTGTTATGAGGTTTTGGTGCTTCCTTGTTAGGGCTTCTTCGCTTCATTTCTTCCTGTACGGCATCGAAAAGCTCCTGTGAAATAATGCCTTCATGGGAATTTGCAATATAGTATTGAGGCTGTTCGCCATGGTTGTATTTTGTTTGCTTCGTTATGGGGTCAAGCACATATCGCTTATTCAGCAGGGCGTTCCCGGTATGTTTTTCGTTTCTGAAGACATTTGTGATGTCTCTCGGTTTCCATTTACCGCCACGCTTCCTGGGTTCACCCATGCGGTTGAGCTTTTCTGCGATTTCCGAGCTTTGCATACCGCTGAGATAATCCACGTACATCATGCGGACAATCTCTGCTTCATGCTCGTTTACAATTAATTCTCCATTGACAACATCATAGCCGTAGAGATGAGCCATGCCTGCCAGCTCGCCTTCAGTAAATTGCCTGTGAATGCTCCATCGTTTATTAAGACTCATGGAGCGGCTTTCCTCTTGGGCAAAAGATGCAAGGAGCGTCAGCATCAGTTCTCCGTCGGCAGTCAGAGTGTTGATTTTCTCTCGCTCGAAGAATACAGCAATCCCAAGTTCTTTTAGTTCCCTGATTATGGCCAGAAGGTCTACGGTATTTCGGGCAAAGCGTGAGATCGATTTGGTCAGGACAAGGTCAATCTTTTTTCTACGACAATTGTCCATAAGGTCTTCAAGTCCGGGGCGATCACTTCTTGTGCCTGTGAGACCATCATCGACAAAGACACCGACAAAACTCCAGTCAGCATGTGCATTGATCTTTTTTCTATAGTAATCAATCTGAGCATCCAATGAATGAAGTTGAGCGTCGCTCTTGGTCGAGACTCTGGCATAAGCCGCAACCTTTTCTTTTTCTATGTTTCCCGGCAGCTTAGCCGGGATTTTTGTAACGTCCATTTCAGCGTCTCCTTTCCATCACATGTTTGCTCGTAAACGCACTTATATCAAGGCTTTTCAGCGTTTTTAGCGGGTTCGTATCCAGCTATTTAAGACCTTCTGATCACTGCAAAGAAGCGTAACGGGAGGCTTGATTTCTTCACGAATTTCACGCACGCAGCGCCTGTATTCCGATACGGTAAGAAATCCCTTTTTAAGCAAAGCACTTAAAATGCCATCTGTCAGTTGATAATCCGCTTCTTGTTTCCAAGACTCATTCATATCGAGTACCTCTGAAGCGGTCGTTAATATAACAACCGTGGGAGCAGTACTTGCGGTTTGATCTTGCTTTAAAGGTCACACCGCAGGTCGGACAGATATGTTCTTTCTGATAGGACTTCTCCCGTTTGCTCCAAAAACTATAACGGCACTCATCCGAACAAAAGCGTCTCCGTCTTCCTCCTTGATAGATGGGTAGTGCTTTACCGCAGTTTTCACATACACCTGCGTTGTCGTTCTGAATAGAGATATTTTGTCTCTGGCAGAACGACTTCACGGTGTTGTAGTTCAAACCCAGTGCTTTTGCAATTGTACTGATGGATTCACCACGCTCCCTGCGTAAAACAATAGCTTCACGTTCTTGCTCGTTCATTTCGCACCGCCGAGCTTCTCTTGCAGCCACGCTTGGGCACATTTGTCACAGTAGACGGTCGTGCCGTATAAATCGCTGTCCTCGTCACGAAGCACATCGGCCAGGTTTACGGGTACTTCTGATCCGCAGCGGGGACAGGTGTTGTAGACGTTTTCGTCTGTGATGTAGGTGATGAACTCGCTGTCATCTCCGACAGGCTGTTTGGTGTAAAACATAATAGGTTCCTCCAAGGTTTGATGTAAGGGAGGGACTCCCTTCACTTTCCCCTTGGACAGAACCGGTGATTTTGGGCAATTAATCTTTCTGATAGAAGTTGCAG